TTTGATGGGGGATTAACAGGTGCGGTATACACAGCATTTACAATTAGTTCGACAACAATAACAAATGCAACAGACGTTGGTATTGCACCTTATTATCAAGGTGTTTATCATCAAATTGTTAACGGATATAATCACTATACCATTGTTTCAGGTAACACATCATATAGTGCTGAAACCACATCAAATAAAATTATACATAAAAAAGAAGTAAAAAATAATAAATACTGGTCTGTTTATGTTGATAATTCAAAGTATATTCCAAAGGATAAGTACTTCACTATTTTACCATCAAATGGTTTCAATAGTAGTGATTTAGTAACAAAAAATACTGAAGACATTTCATTTGCAAGACAATACAATTTTAGAAGTATTTGGGTTGATGAAAAAATAACGTCAGAGTTTTCGGGTAGAACTTACGCATCAACATCACAATACCCAAGGAGTTACACTTCGGGTTCTACAACTGATAATGTTTATTCAATTGATACAAATTATAGAAAAGTAATTGATTTAATAGGAACATTTAGTCCTACAATACTTGAGGCATTTGAAGAAATGTTTTTAGACTTTGCAACTGAAAAAGGTAATGCCGAGTTACCATATCAAAAATTCTTGAATGTATATTACCCAAAGTTCCAAGACTTACTAAAAGATATGTCAACAGTACTGAAGGGTGATTCGGATGTTATTGGTTCCGACGACCTACTAAAGTCAATAAAAGAAAGACAAGAACAAAAGCTACAAATCGTCACATCAAATATTTTGAATAGTGAAAACCTAATAAAGTTCACTTTAGCAAATCCAAAAGAAATTGACCCATATAGTTTTTATGGAATGGGAGCACCGGCTCAATCAACATACAGGGAATTATCTTTTAATGTTGCGGATTTAACGGCAACAAATTTAGATTTTATTAAGTTATACATAGGTGAAGATATTGATGGATATTACGTAAACTTCTTTTCAATTAATGATATAAAGTTAAATGAAGAGAATATTATAAGATATAGACCCATGGCACAAATCTATGGGGGATATAGAAAAGCCGGTGGAGTTAATACTACTACAGCATTTAAAGAATATTTAAAAAACTCAATATTTGAGGGTTCGACAAACAAAATATATGCCGGTGGTGCAAACAAAAGATTGGAATATTTTTTAGGAGAATTATTAAAAAAGATTAGTTCAGACAACGGAATTAACCTGAATAGAAATGACAATTATATAAACCTTTACAAAGGATACAACACAGACCAAACCAAAATCGAAGTTTATAATACTTTCAAGTCGTTTAATGATAAATGGACCGCAGGTAATTCAATTGGTCAGAGATTATTGTTGGAAGAGTTTTTATTCTTAGATAAAGCAAATAGAGATATTGGAGATAAGTTCTATCTAAACATAGATAGAATTCTACCATTATTGGATATGAAAAATGCAAAGGTTCCTTTGTATGGTGCAATTTCCATGTTAATACAAGGAACGGGACTTGATATGAGAGCACTTCCCGCATATGTTAATTTCTATGGTACTAATTTTAAAAACAAAACTAAAATCCAACCATCTAAATCAGTTGCAAAAAACTTGTTTGGTACTTTCTTAGAGGTTAATTATCAAGAATCTTCACCAAAGATTATAATACAACTTGCGGGTAACACATCAAAAAGACCTGACATGTCAAACAGCAAACAATATAAATTTGCCGATGATAGTTTTTATATTGGTAGTGTAAACAATAACCCACTTGTTATCACATCATTAGAAAGTTTTACAAACAATGATTTAAGTAGGTCAAATAAAGTTGTGGCATTTGAAGTGAGTTTTGGGGACCAAAACCAAGGAATCTTTAAAGGTTTAACACTTGACCAAGCAACTTTAAAAAATACATCAGAATCTTTTGTTGTGTTGGAAAATTTGGCAAGGTCAGAATCGGGGGCGGGAGCATATAATGTTGACGTTGGTTTATTTGATTACTACAAACAAGCCTCTTATAAATGTGAGGTTACCTCTATGGGTAATGTTATGATTCAACCAACCATGTACTTTTATTTGAAAAATGTTCCAATGTTTAAAGGAACATATTGGATTACAGATGTTACTCACACAATTAAGAATAATGTTATTAACACAACATTTAGTGGTGGTAGAATTCCTTATACCGCATTACCCGACCCGAAGGATTCATTCATTGCGAGTTATAGGGTGTTATTTGATAAAATGACAAGTAAATCTAAATCGGTACTAAAACAAAAAGCCACAATTACAGGTACAACTAAGACAGTTGTATTTGATGGTGTCACATATTTCACAAATATGGGTTCAAAATCAATAAAAGGAGAAGACTTTACAAAATCAACACCAAAAGTGGGTATAACAGAGTTTGGTGTACCATATAACGGATATAATAACGAACCAGATATTCAAAAGGTTGATTATACATCAGGTAGTGGAACAGAAACTTGGTTCAGAGCTATTGTGGTTAAAATGGGAGGGGAAAAATATCCTATTGACTCAGGAACAACTATGAACGTTGCAGAAGGAATCAAATGGTCTGATGTTAGTGGTTCAGATATGAAGTTTTACAATACCAAGTTTCAACTCGGTACTGCGAATGCACAAAAAATCAGAACCGCAAAAACAGAATTTAAAAACCCTCAGAATGGTAAAACATATACATTACAACCAAGTTATCAATTAGTACCGGGTTCAGGACCCTTATCAGTACAAGGACCAATATCGGTAGGACCAAAAGTAGAGGGATATGGTATGGGTATGTCACCAACATTAATGTCTGAACTTGGAATACAAGAAGGTGAAGTAATATACTTCAAAATGTCTTAACAATCGGTATATTTTACCATTTCTTTGATATTTATAAAAGAAAATACTATGAGTAACGAAAAATTAAATAATGCACTCAACAATTTTATTTCTCCAACCAAAACAAAAAGTGTTTCACAGGATGGTATGGAAAGAGAAGAGTGTGATTTACAGACAGGTGAATGTTATGTCATCAGGTCTAAAGATGGAATAGTAGAAAGAATCAATAAAAAATTTATTACCGAAGACGGTAGACAACTATTACAAGATTAAAGCCATGAGTAAATTAGAAAAAAAACTATTAGAAGAAGTTGCTAGATTTAAACAAATCAACAAATACGCAACTAAATTAATGAACGAACAGGAAATTCCACCACTTCCCGCGGACCCTGCAGCAGGAGCTCCACCTATGGATGCTGGTGCTGGCGCACCTCCTCCTCCACCCATGGCCGCAGATGCGGGGGTACCGCCACCAGCTGTTGAGGGAGATGATTCAACTGAAGAAATTGATATCACCGATTTAGTTAATATGACCAAATCAATTAAAAAGGATTTGGACAATAGCAAGGGTGAGAACCAAGGAGTTGTTTCTAAGATGGACGATGTGTTCACTAAATTAAACGACTTGGAACAAAAATTGGCAAACATGGATGCTGTAATGGCTAAGATTGACCAATTGGGAGCTAAGATTGAACAAGTAAAAGAACCAACCCCTCAAGAAAGACTTGAGATGCGTTCATTAGATTCTTATCCTTTTAATCAAAATCCACAAGAGTTCTTTTCACAAAAACAGGGTGAAATGAGAGCAAGTGGTAAAAATGAGTATGTCTTAACCAAAGACGATGTTCAGAATTATTCACAAGAAACGATAAGAGATACGTTTAATATACAAGACGACCAAGATGAATTTAAGTTCTAAAGTAAATTTTTTATTAGGGCTGCATGTACAATTAAAAATTAACCACTGGCAAACAAAGGGTGTTGCAAGACACGAAGCATTTGGCAATACCTATAATGCTTTTACGGACCTAATTGACGAATTCGTTGAGATTGCAATGGGTAAGTATGGTAGATTTGTTTTAGATGATGAGACTAATAATATAAAACTTATAAACCTGTCGGAGATGAATCCAAAAGACATGATTACAGTTTGTGTCGAAGGTATCATCCAATTCACAGAGGACTTAGACCCAACCAAGGACACAGACCTTTTAAATCTAAAGGATGAGATGATTGGTTTGTTAAACAAACTTTTGTATCTTTTAACCTTAGAGTAAAAGATTTTCCAAACTTTTTTAAAACCGGATTTTGTAATCCGGTTTTTTTTTACTATATTTTACATATAAACAATTTAAATTTTATTTTATGTCTACATTTGATGCAGTTTTAGCTCAGTATGAGAAAAACAAACAAGCCGCTGGCGGCAGTTCAAACAAGGTTTCACAAGAAGACCGATTAAAGAAGTATTTCACCACCCTTTTACAAAAAGGTGCTCGTAGTGGTGAAAAACGTATTAGAATCCTCCCTACTTCAGATGGTGGTTCACCCTTTAAAGAGGTTTATTTCCATGAGGTTCAGGTGGATGGTAATTGGGTTAAACTATATGACCCAAAACAAGAGGGTAAACGTTCACCCCTAAACGAGGTGTACGATGCACTCAATATGACAGGACTTGAATCCGACAAGGTTCTTGCTCGTCAATACAGAGCTCGTAAGTTCTATATTGTAAAAGTTATCGATAGAGAGAACGAACAGGATGGTGTTAAGTTCTGGCGTTTTAAACACAACAGTAAAGGTGAGGGAGTTCTCGATAAAATCTTCCCACTATTCAAAAACAAAGGTGATATCACCGATGTAAACATTGGTCGTGACCTTATCATTACTTTGGGATTAACCAAAGCCGGTAATGGTCGTGAATATACTACAATCACATCTATCATCCCCGAAGACCAAAGTCCACTACACACAGATAAGGGTACTTCTGACTCATGGGTAAATGATGAATTGACATGGGCGGATGTATATTCTAAAAAACCTGAAGAATATCTCGAAATGGTTGCCAAAGGTGAAGTTCCAAAGTGGGATAGTGAAACCAAAAAATGGGTTTCTAATTCAGAAGAAAGCGGAACAATCATGTCTCCATCTTCAGCCACAACCACAAAACCCGTAGACCCACAAGAAAGTGATGATGCGGATGACGACCTTCCATTCTAAGAACAATATACAGGGCGCTCTCTTGGACATTTTGTCCTTGAGAGTGGTCCTTTTTTAAAAATATTAATATGGCTATTAAGAAAAAAGATTTTTCAATTTCGAGTATAACATCCAAGTACTCAAGTAAAATGACCTACAAACCTGATAGGTTTTTAGATTTGGGTGATGCGTTTTTGGATGCAACGGGTTTACCGGGTCCCGCTCTTGGACACATTAACATGTTCCTTGGTCACTCGGATACAGGTAAAACAACCGCATTATTGGCAGCAGCGGCGGACGCAATTAAAAAAGGTATTTTACCCATCTTCATTATTACGGAACAAAAGTTCAATTTTGAACACGCTGAGATTATGGGTGTTCCGGTTAAAGAAGATGTTAATTCCGATACGGGTGAAATTACTTTCACAGGTGATTTCATTTTCAGAAATGATTTCGAGTATATCGAACAAATTACTGACTTCATTAATGAAATGATTGATGCTCAAGAAAATGGTGAAATACCATATGACTTATTGTTCCTTTGGGATTCTGTTGGCTCTGTACCATGTAAGATGACTTGGGAAGGTAAGGGTGGTAAACAACACAACGCATCGGTTCTTTCTGATAAGATTGGTATGGGTATTAACCAACGTATTTCAGGTTCAAGAAGAGCAGATAAGACACACACGAATACTCTTGTGATTGTAAATCAACCTTGGGTGGAACTTCCAAGTAACCCATATGAACAACCAAAAATCAAAGCTAAAGGTGGTGAATCAGTATGGTTAAATTCAACATTGGTATTTCGATTTGGTAATGAAAAGAACGCAGGTGTAACCAAAATTCCAATCACCAAAAACAAAAGAACCATTACCATTGCAACAAGAAGTAAGATTACTGTGATGAAGAATCACGTTAATGGTATTCAGTTTGGTGATGGTAAAATCATGGTTACCCCTCACGGATTCATGAGAGCAAAAGAACCGGCAGAAGAAAAGATTTCAAGGGAAAATTATATTAAGGAACACCTTGATTACATAAGTAAACTATTCGGAGAATCGGTTACAAATGTTACAGATATTAAGTTTGAACCTATAGCTGAAGAAGATACTGAAGATTGATATTGATATTGTTTAACGGATAATTGCATAAGACGGAATGTCTAATATTTTATTGGTTGATGGAGATAATTTATTAACCATTGGTTTTTTCGGATTAAAGAATCACTTTCACAAGGGTAATCATATTGGTGGATTATACCACTTCATCAATACTCTTAGAAGAGCTATTGAGACACATAGATTAGACAAGGTGGTAGTATTTTGGGATGGTAAAGAAGGTTCATCATCTCGCAGAAGATACTACCACCAATACAAAGAGAATAGAAGAGAAAGAATTAGAAGTGAGGAACAAGTCCATGCATACGGACAACAACGAAATAGGGTAAAACAATACCTTGAGGAGTTGTTTGTGAGACAGGGAGAGTACGACTATTGTGAAACAGATGATTCCATAGCGTATTATGTTCAAAACTCCAAAGAAAGTATAATCATATTCTCATCTGACGGAGACCTCACCCAACTTGTATCCGAGAACACAAGACTATTCAATCCTGCACATAGTCGAATGTATCAACCTAACGATATGTTTGTCTATGACCACGAGGAGATTCGAATAGAGAACATCAAAATTGTAAAGATGTTATGTGGCGACCCCTCTGATAATATTGCAGGTATAAAGAATCTTGGTGTCAGAAGACTTCTCACTATGGTTCCCGAACTAAAGACTGAGGGAATTACATTAGACTTCATTAGAGACCGATTTAACACCTTATTTGAGGAAGACAAGGATAATCGTCTTGTTACTAATCTCCTAACGGGAGTGACCAAACATGGGGTGTTGGGAGAGGAATTTTTTGATGTCAATAGTAGAATTGTGAGTCTTGATGAACCATTCCTGACGGATGAGTCGAAGGAGTCGATTATTTCCTTAATAAACGACCGATTAGACCCTGAAGGACGTTCATATAAGAATATGATGAAAATGATGACAGAAGACGGAATATTTCTTCTCCTTCCCAAATCAGATGACGCATGGATAAACTTCTTAAACCCCTTTTTAAGATTAACAAGAAAAGAAAAAAATAAAAAAATAATTAAAATAAAAACCAATGACTAATCAAGATGTAACTAAATTCGAATTCCTTTTAACTCTTGAAGGAAACATTATTTGCCAACGTTATTTTAATGTCAAGGGTCATAATCCAAAATCTCGTCGTTCACTTAATATGCACTATTATGTGAAAAATATTTGTGACGAAATTTTTGAAGATTTAAAAATAAAAACTTCGGACTATCTCTACGAAAATCGTGAATATTTTTATGGTTTGGGAGCTGCAGAAGCTACGGAAGATACCGCTAAAGAAACTTTTTTGTTGGAAATTAAGATAGGAGACGATGTATTTATTCAAAGAGTGTTTCCCGCGTATCTGTTTCATCCAAAAACAAGATATACGGTGGACATTCGTCCCCATCTGAAGAGATATTTGGCGGAGTTAAATGCTATTTTATCATCCGAAGAATTGGAAACAACATACTTAAACTATCAATTATAAAAAAATAATATATATACAATGAGTGAAAAGAATTTTGGTACGTTAGGAACGTCATTTCAACAAGCATTATTAAGGTCAATTATAGAGGATAAAAAATATGGAGAACAAATTATCGATGTAATCGAAAGCAAATATTTCGACAACGTATCGTTCAAATTCATTTCAGAACACATTAAAGAATATTATAAGAAGTACAGCAAATTGCCAAACTATGAGAGTTTGGCTCTGAAAATTATTTCAGAGATGGGGTCTAAAGAGAACGCTAGAATTCACTTAGATACACTTGAGGCCATCAAAACAAATATACAAGATGGTTCTCTTGTTAAGGATGAAGCATTGAATTTCTGTAAACAACAGAACCTAAAGAAGGAATTAAAGAAAATCAATTCCATCATCGAAAACGGGGCATTCCAAGACTATCCAAAGATTGAAACTATTATTCAGAAGGCAATGCAAGTAGGACTTCCTCCTGAAGAATCAATGGACGTATTTCATGATATTGATGCCACTTTAGAAAAGGATAACAGACAAGCAATTCCAACAGGAATTACGGGTGTTGATAATGTTCTTAAAGGTGGTTTAGGTAGGGGTGAACTTGGGGTTGTACTTGCACCTACCGGAACAGGTAAAACAACATTATTAACACTTTTCTCAAATACGGCATACAACCATAATTTTAACGTACTTCAAATATTCTTCGAGGACAATCCCTCAAATATCAAAAGAAAACACTTTACCCTTTGGACAGGAATTGAGCCAGATGCTCAACCTGAAAGAAAAGAAGAGGTTAAGAAAATTATTGAGGAAATTAAAGAAGTAAAAACAGGTTCACTTAGTACAATGAAGTTACCAAGCGACTCTGTCACTATTTCTGAAATTAAATCAAGAATAAGAAAACACTTGTCTGATGGTAAAAAGTTAGACCTTTTGGTAATTGATTACGTGGATTGTATATCACCAGAAAGAAGTACTTTCGGTGAAGAATGGAAAGGTGAGGGTTCTGTTATGAGAAGTCTTGAGGCTATGACCGGTGAATTTGATATTGCGATATGGACAGCAACTCAAGGAAATAGAGAATCAATCTCATCTGAAGTAGTTACCACCGACCAAATGGGTGGGTCAATCAAAAAAGCTCAGATTGGTCACGTTGTATTATCCATTGGTAAAACACTTGAACAAAAAGAACACAACTTGGCCACAATGACACTTCTTAAATCGCGTATTGGTCAGGATGGTATTATTTGGAATAACTGCAAGTTTGATAACAGATATCTACAAATCGATACTGAAACTCAAACAACACTTCTTGGTCATCAGGAAGAAAAAGTGAAAACAAATACCAATAGGGCGGCTGAAGCATTTAAGAGACGACAAGAGTTACTTAATCGTTAATCCTAAAAATTTAATAAATGAAAGAGAAGATTTTACAAGAAAATCCGGGTCGTTTTGTCCTCTTCCCAATCAAACACAACGACATTTGGAAGTTATATAAGCAACAAGAAGCATGTTTTTGGACGGCTGAGGAAATTGATTTAGCACAAGACATAAATGACTGGGAAAACAAATTAAATGACGATGAACAACATTTTGTTAAACACGTTTTGGCGTTCTTTGCGGCATCAGATGGAATCGTAAATGAAAACTTAGCAATGAACTTTGTTAACGAAGTTCAATTCACAGAGGCTAAGATGTTTTATGGATTTCAAATCATGATGGAAAACATTCATAGTGAAACCTATTCACTTTTGATTGACACATATATCAAAAATAAAGAAGAACAGAATCGTTTATTTAATGCGATTGAAACTGTACCTGCTATCAAGAAAAAAGCTGAATGGGCAATTAAGTGGATTGGCTCTGAATCATTTGTTGAACGTCTCATTGCTTTTGCCGCGGTTGAAGGTATTTTCTTTTCAGGTTCATTCTGTTCTATCTTCTGGCTTAAAAAACGTGGACTAATGCCAGGTTTAACGTTCTCAAACGAGTTAATTTCTCGTGATGAGGGAATGCATTGTGACTTTGCCTGTCATTTGTATAATAATCATATACAAAAGAAACTTACACAGACTAAAATAAAAGAAATCATCTGTGGTGCATTGGAGATTGAAAAAGAGTTTATTCTTGAGGCACTACCAGTTCGTTTAATTGGTATGAATTCAGATTTGATGTCTCAGTACTTGGAGTTTGTTACCGACAGATTATTAATGTCTTTGGGCGTACCTAAAGTATACAACTCAAACAACCCATTTGATTTCATGGAAAACATCGCAATTCAAGGTAAAACAAATTTCTTTGAAAAAAGAGTTGCTGAATATCAAAAAGCGGGTGTTGCAACGACATCGTCTATTGAAGACATAACAAACATTGATGACATTGATTTTTAATTGTTTAGAAAATGAAAGTTAAAAAAAGAGACGGCTCCTTTGAGGAGATGCGATATGATAAAATCACAAGAAGAATGCAATATTTCTGTGATAATTTGAATATAGAATATATTGACCCAACACTTGTTACCTTAAAAGTAACTCAAGGAATTTACGATGGTATATCGACAGTAGAATTAGATATTCTTGCTGCCGAGACTGCTGCATCTCTTGTTACCACACATCCCGATTATGCTAAATTAGCCGGTAGACTCGCGGTATCAAATCTCCATAAAACAACCCCAAAGAAATTTTCTCAATGTATTAAAGAATTACATTCTTTTAATGAACCAAAAACAGGTAAAGAATCATCTTTGATTGATGATGATGTGGCAAAATTTGTCCATCAAAATAGAGAAGCATTAGATGGTGCAATTAGACAAGAAAGAGATTTAGATTTTGATTATTTCGGATTTAAAACTTTGGAGCGTTCATATCTTTTAAAAATTGGTAAACGTATTGTTGAAAGACCACAATACATGTACATGAGAGTTGCTGTTGGTATTTGTAATGGTGATTTAGAAATGGCATTAAGAATTTATGACGACCTTTCTCAACACTTCTATACACACGCAACCCCAACGTTATTCAATGCCGGTACTCGTAGACCACAAATGTCTTCTTGTTTCCTAATTGGTAATAAAGGTGACGATATCGATGGTTTGTTCGACACAATTAAAGACGTTGCTAAAATTTCCAAATGGGCTGGTGGAATTGGTTTACACGTTCACGATGTTAGAGCTAAAGGTTCATACATTAAAGGAACAGGTGGTGAATCCGATGGATTACTTCCGATGATGAAAACTTATAATGAGGTTGCTCGTTGGATTAATCAGGGAGGAAAAAGAAAAGGTTCATTCGCCATTTATCTTGAACCATGGCACTCAGATGTTTTTGAATTTATCGATTTAAGAAAAAATCATGGTAAAGAAGAACTACGAGCGAGAGATTTATTCTTGGCGATGTGGACCCCAAGTTTATTCATGAAAAGAGTTGAAGAAGATGGTGATTGGTCATTATTCTCACCTGATGAGGCACCTGGTTTATCTGACGCATATGATGACCCATTTGCATTTACTCAAGAATTTACCGAATTGTATGAAAGATATGAGAAAGAAGGAAGGGCGAGAAAAGTTGTAAAGGCGAGAAAACTAATGGACGCAATCTTGACTGCACAAATTGAAACGGGTACGCCATATATGTTATATAAGGACCCCGCAAATTACAAATCAAATCAAAAGAATTTAGGCACAATAAAATCTTCAAATTTATGTACTGAGATTATTGAATACTCAAGTCCAACAGAACAAGCGGTCTGTAATTTATCGTCCATTGCATTACCAAAATATATTATTGATGGTGAATTTAGTCACCAACTCCTATATGAGTACACATATCAAGTGGTAAAGAATTTAAACAATGTGATTGATTTAAACTTCTACCCAACTGAAGAAACAAAACTTTCAAACATGAGACACCGACCTGTTGGTTTAGGTGTACAGGGATTGGCGGATGTATTCTGTATGTTATCAATTCCATTTGAAAGTGACGAAGCTGATAAACTACAAACTGATATTTTTGAAACCATTTACTACGCTGCACTTGTTTCGTCAAAAGACATTGCAAAAGAAAATGGGTCGTATGAAAGCTTTCAAGGTTCACCATTATCTGAAGGTATTTTTCAATATCAATTGTGGGGTAAAACCGATAAAGACACAAGTGGTCGTTGGGATTGGAAATCTCTGAGAAAAGAGGTTGTTAAATTTGGTGTTAGAAACTCATTATTAGTTGCCCCAATGCCAACCGCATCTACCGCACAAATCTTGGGTAACAACGAAGCGTTTGAACCATTTACTTCAAACCTATTCTCAAGAAGAACACTTGGTGGTGAATTTATTGTGGTCAACAAGCACTTGGTTAAAGTACTACTTGAAAGAAAGATATGGTCAGACGATATTAAGAAGAAACTAATCATGGAAAATGGTTCAGTTCAAAATATTCCTGAAATCCCAACTGATATAAAAGAAGTGTTCAAGACTGTTTGGGAAATGTCTCAGAAGAGGATTTTAACTATGGCTGCCAATCGTTCAATCTATATTGACCAATCACAATCATTAAATTTATTTATCGATAATGCTAGTAAACAAAAAGTATTAGCGGCACACCTTTATGGTTGGAAACTTGGTTTAAAAACTGGTATGTATTACCTAAGAACAAGAGCGGCTGTTGACCCTCTAAAAGGACTTGGCATCGATACTTCGACAGTGAAACCTGTGGTTGAGTCTATCGAAGTATCAACCACTAATAATTTTATTCAGGACACATCCGAAGAAATTAAAATGACTGAAATGGTAACCATTTCCAAACCAACAGACTCACCATTTGAATGTGAGGGTTGTGGTTCCTAAAATATTTCACCGAAATATAGTGTTAATCCCGACTTCGGTCGGGATTCTCATTTATTAGTATTTCTTGTTTGTTTATATTTATTTGTATGGCAGCAACGTATGGTATAGATTTTCCATTTAGAGAGAGTAGGAAGGGATTGTTTCTTAATATGACAGAAGCTCCTGATAGAGAAATCAGAGCTAATTTGTTACATCTTATTTTAACAAGAAGAGGTACTCGATATTATTTACCTGACTTTGGAACAAGACTATACGAGTTCATATTTGAACCAAATGACGCTGTTACATTCCAAATGATTGAGGACGAAATAAGAACAACAGTTAAAAAGTTTATTCCAAATCTCGATATAAATTCAATAAGAATAACTCCAGCAGACCAAGATACTGAAGAACCATCAAGTGTAAGTGAGGATTCAGATTCAAGATTGTTCAGGGTATCAAATAATGCCGCAAAACCATACACTGCGAAAGTTAGAATTGATTACGAGATTAATAATGAACCATTTAGTTCTTCTGACTTTATAATTATTAACATATAACATGGGAAAAAAGATTTCATACGCAACAAGAGACTTTGCAGGTTTGAGACAAGAATTAGTAAACCTAACAAAGGAATACTATCCTGACTTAGTTAAGAATACGAATGACGCATCAATTTATTCTGTACTATTAGATTTAAATGCTGCGGTTACTGATAACCTACATTACCATATCGATAGAGTGTGGCAAGAGACTATGTTGGACTTTGCACAACAAAGACAATCTCTCTTCCATATTGCAAAAACATATGGTATTAGACTCCCAGGTACAAGACCATCAGTTGCGTTATGTGATTTTAGTGTAAACGTACCTGTCAGAGGTGATAAAGAAGATGAACGTTATTTGGGTACGATTAAAGCGGGTGCTCAAATTAGTGGTGGAGGACAAGTATTTGAAGCTATCGAGGATATTGATTTCTCAAATCCTTTTAATAGTAAAGGAGAACCAAATAGATTGAAGATTCCTAATTTTGATGGTAACAATCGTTTAATATCGTATACTATTGTAAAAAGAGAAGCGGTCGTTAATGGTGTATCAAGAATTTACAGAAAAGTAATTACTGAATTAGACCAAAAACCATTCTTAAAACTTTACCTACCCGAACAAAATGTTTTGGGTGTAACATCAATTATACACAAAGATGGTACCTCTTTTGCCGGTAATCCATCAAACTCAGAATTTTTAGACCCAACAAATAAGTGGTATGAAGTTAAATCTTTAATGCAAGATAAAGTATTCGTACCCGATTCGACAAATGCATCCGACAGAGATAATTTTACCGCGGGAAAATACGTTAGTGTTGCTAATAAATTTATTACAGAATACACACCCGAGGGTTATTTTTCCGTAACATTTGGAAGTGGTAATGTTGACCCAATGGACAACTTAGATGACTACATGAACGGGTCATTGAAAGTTAATCTTGGAACATATCTAAATAACATGTCTTTAGGTGCGTTACCAAAAGTCGGTACAACATTATTCATAAAATATAGAATAGGTGGTGGTAAAGACACAAACATTGGTGTAGATGTTATTACAAGTGTTGATGATGTTGATTTTGTAATTAATGGACCAAATTCGTCTATTAATACTCAGGTTACCCAATCACTAATTGTAACAAACGTTACGCCAGCAATTGGAGGTGCGGACCAACCAACAATTGAAGAAATCAGAAACATGATTGCTTACAATTTTGCGGCACAAAACAGAGCGGTTACCTTAAACGATTATAAATCATTGATTGAGACAATGCCATCTACATATGGTGCGCCAGCAAAAGTAAATGTGATGGAAGAAGATAACAAAGTGAAAATCAAGTTGTTATCTTATGATGAGAATGGTAATCTTTCAGATACAGTATCTACTACACTAAAGAGTAACATTTTAAATTATTTGTCTGAATACAGAATGATTAATGACTACGTTGACATTGAGAGCGGTCAGGTAATTGATTTAGGATTAGAGATAGATTTGGTTATTGATAAAAACGGAAATCAAACTGAGATTATAAGAAATAGTATTGAAGATATTATTGACTATTTCGCCATTGAAAAAAGAAAAATGGGAGACCCCTTACTTGTGGGTGATTTAAATAGATTAATCGGTCAAGTTACGGGTGTGGTAAATGTTGTTGACGTTAGAGTATTTAACCTAACAGGGGGTGAATATTCAAGTGCAGAAGTGGCACAAGATTATTCAGACCCAACTACTAAACAAATCTTACAATCTGATATGACAATTTATATGAAATCCAATCAGATATTTCAGATTAGATTCCCAAATAAAGATGTCAAAATTAGAGTAAGAACTCTCGGTTCGACTACATTCTAATTTTTATTTTCCGTATTTTTTTGGAAAACCTATAAATTTCTATTTATAGTAGAAATGATTCAGAAGCATAGAATTTCCACAAATATTGGTAGAGACCAAAGAGTCACTGTCGAGTTAAAACAAGACTATGACCTCTTGGAGATTTTGTCTCTAAAATTCACCCAAAGTGATGTCTATGCTTCGATGTGCTCAGATTATGGGGTTGTTGTTGGTAGGATATCAGTTAATAACGGATTTGGAGTTCCTAATGCTAGAGTTTCTATCTTTATTCCCATAACGGATGAGGATAGTGAAGACCCCGTAATATCCGCATTATACCCATTTACTTCAGTAAACGATAAAGATGAAAAGGGTTATAGATATAACCTATTACCATCAAGGAAACAACACGGAGGACACGAACCAACAGGAACATTCCCCGACCAAAAAGATATTTTAACAAGAGAAGAGGTTCTTGAAGTTTACGAGAAATATTACAAATACACCGCAAAGACCAACGATGCGGGTGATTTCATGATATGGGGAATACCCACAGGTAATCAAACCATTCACGTTGATGTTGATTTATCTGACATAGGTTGTTTCTCACTTAGACCCGATGATTTTATTCGTCAAGGTATGGGTGTTGACCAATTTAAAAATGAATACACATTTAAAGCTTCAGAAGATATTGATTCATTGCCTCACATTGTTTCTTTTAATCAAACGATAGACGTTTTCCCGTTTTGGGGAAATGAAGATATATGTGAAATTGGAATAACAAGAACCGATTTTGATTTATCGAACAAGGGTGTAAAGATTGAACCTAAAGCGTATCTAATCGGAGGTACATATACCGATACAGGAAAATCTGCA